CGGTTTAACACTATTTATTATGGATTATTTAGAACTAACACAGGAACAATTGAAGAACAAGTTATTTTGCACGTTTTCGGCAAAAAATAAATTAGAGGATACGTTAGACACGATCAAAAGCGAATATGTAATCATGTACGATAAGATCTTTGTTTTGGAATCAGAAGACTCCGACGAATATCTATGCACATACAACATAGAAATCCAGCAAAGTAACACAAGAGTTCTACCAAACACAATCCTTTTACACAGAAAAAAGGAATCTAATACGCTATACACAATTAATAGCTTAAATTTGCTTATCAAATCGCTTAATGAGGGAGTTTTAGATACGACCTTTAGAATTGAGTGGCAAAACTACAAAAACACCGTTCTCCTTACTCAAGGGGACGATCTTAAAAAATTATCGACAAAAATCTACAAAATAGTTTCTTTATAGTTGCTAGTTTGAGATTCTTTGCGTACCTTTCTTGAGAAAGTAATTATTTAAACAAAAACATAAAAGTTATGGCTATGGACCTAAGTGCTATTAAGTCTAAATTGAGCTCGCTTCAAAATCAAAGAAGTGGTGGTCAGAAGAGAGATATGTCTCTCATTTTATGGAAGCCGACCGTTGGAAAACACAGCGTTCGTATCGTTCCATCAGTAATTAACAAGTCAAATCCTTTCAGGGAAGTACTCATTCACTACGGTATTGGTAACCGTACGATGATTTCTCTTGCAAACTTTGATGAAAAAGATCCTATTGTTGAATTTGCTAAGCAATTAAGACAATCAAGCGACAAGGATAATTGGAGTCTTGCTAAGAAGTTAGAACCTAAGATGCGTGTATTCGCTCCGGTTATTGTTCGTGGTGAAGAAGAAAAAGGCGTTCGTCTTTGGGAATTTGGTAAACAAGTTTACACTGAATTATTAAGTATTGCCGACGATCCTGATATTGGTGATTACACAGATCCTATTCAAGGTCGTGACATCACAATTGAAACTACAGATGCTGCTTCAAACGGTACAGGTTTCAATCAATCTAAAGTACGTGTTCGTACTAAGATCACTCCGTTATCGGATAGTGCTGATGATGTTAAAAAGTGGTTGACTGAACAACCTGATGCAATGTCTATTTTCAAGAAGTACTCTTATGAGGAAATGAAAGAGTCGTTATTGTCATGGTTGAACCCAGAAGCTAGTGATGACGATGTAGCAGCACCAGCAGCTCCGGTAGCTGAAGCTGTAGAGCAACCAAAACCAGCAGCCTTTGCTCTTAACACAGCAAAGAAGACAGACATTGATGATGAGTTCAATGAGTTATTCAATCTTAAATAAGAAATATGGCGAAAGCAGGAAAGGGCGACTCACTTAATACAAGTGTAGCAAACGCTCTAAAAGGATCATTCGATTTAGATAAATTTATTTCATCAAAGAATTTATCAAGTACATCGATTAAGATGAAGACCCAAACTTGGATACCTTTATCACAAGCCTTTCAAGACTGCTTATCTATTCCAGGGATTCCCATCGGCCATATCACTCTACTCAGAGGTCACTCTGACACAGGTAAGACTACCGCACTTCTAGAAGCAGCCGTAAGTGCTCAGAAGATGGGTATCTTACCTGTTTTTATCATCACAGAGATGAAGTGGAATTGGGATCATGCTAAGGAGATGGGACTTCAATTTGAAGAAGTACCAGATGAGAATGGAGAAGTGAAGGATTATAAAGGTTTCTTTATTTACATTGATAGAGAAAGATTAAACTGTGTTGAAGATGTATCAGCTTTTATTGCAGACTTATTAGATGAGCAGAAGAAAGGTAACTTACCTTACGATCTTTGCTTTTTCTGGGATTCTGTAGGATCTATTCCATGTCGTTTAAGTGTTGAATCAAATAAGAACAACAACGAGTGGAATGCAGGTGCTATGTCAAGAGAGTTTGGTAATTTTATCAATCAGAAGATTGTACTATCAAGAAAAGAAAGCCAACCGTATACAAATACGATGGTAGCTGTTAATAAAATTTGGGTAGCGAAAGCAGAGAATGTAATGGCACAGCCTAAGATGAAGAACAAAGGTGGAGACACAATGTACTTTGATTCGTCTTTAATTATTACATTTGGTAATGTGACTAACTCAGGTACAAATAAAATAAAAGCTACTAAGAATGGTAAAGATGTAGAGTTCGCTAAGCGTACTAAAATTAGCTGTGATAAAAATCACGTTAATGATGTAACATCAGCAGGTAAAGTTATTATGACCGCACATGGTTTTATTGACGATACAAAGCAAGCAATTGATGCATACAAAAAGCAACATTCTAAGAACTGGTTAAAGACTTTAGGATCTACGGAGTTCGATGTAGTAATCGAAACTGATGAAGATAATAGAGATATTTTTGACACTTCGGAAGAATAGTAGTATATTTATGCAAAATAAAAGTTATGACAAGAATCAACATTGGTATCCCGCCCAAGCAGCTTACTAATAGGCACTTGATGGCCGAGCACAGAGAATTAAAACGTATTCCTAATGTCGTATCAAGAGGTAGATACAATCTTAAAACAGCTCCCCCTGAGTTTACTTTGGGTAAGGGTCACGTATCATTTTTTTATGATAAGTTAGGGTACCTAAAAGAAAGGTATATTGAACTCTACAACGAATGTAGAGCAAGAGGACTTAACGTACAAAGTTATTTAAGTTCTTGGGACGGGGTACCACCTCAGTTGATGAATAGTTATACACCTACTGAAAGAGATATTCAAATCGTAAGTGAACGGATAGCGGATAGATTAGCAAACCCTTTAGCAAAGCAAAAAAGAGAGAATGGATTACAAAAAGATGTTCGAGACGATAGAGAATCAAAAGGATGAAGTCCTATATAAAAATAGTAAAGTTTTAATTGTAGATTCATTAAATACTTTTTTAAGAAGTTTCGTAGCAATACATCATATTAACCCCAGCGGTAATCATATTGGAGGTCTTGCAGGTTTTTTAAAATCTATAGGATCTGTTATTAGACAGTTAGAACCTACTAGAGTAGTTTTAGTATTTGATGGACAGGGTGGATCAACAAATAAGAGATACCTTTACCCAGACTATAAAACTAACCGACACATTACAAAGATTTCTAATTGGGATGCTTTTGATAATCAAGAAGAAGAATCGGAAGCAATCACAAATCAGATAGTACGGTTAGTAGACTACTTAAAGTGTCTACCTGTAGACTTAGTTGCTATTGATAAAATAGAAGCAGATGATGTGATAGGATACTTAGCTAATAAGTTTACTGGAAAGGTTACAATCTTATCAACCGATCAAGATTACCTACAGTTAGTGTCTGACAGAGTGTCTGTATACTCACCAGTAAAGAAAATTATTTACTATCCAGAAACAGTAATGAAAGAGTATGGTATACCACCACAGAATTTCTTAACACATAAAGTTGTAGTAGGAGATAAAGGTGATAACGTACCAGGTGTAAAAGGAATTGCTATCAAGACCTTAGTAAAACTCTTTCCTGCTCTTAAAGGAAACGAAATAGTTGAACTACCAGAGTTGCTAGAAGAGTGTTCAGGTAAGGGCGGTAAGTATGCTGACATTTATAATTTCAGACATCAGCTGGCGATTAATAAACAGCTCATGGATTTAGTTACACCTAACATTCCTGAAGCAGATAAAGAAAGGTTAGATGGTATGCTTTTGAATCCAAGAAACCAATACGATCCTGTAAGTTTTCTAAAACTATACAACGAAGATCAAATTGGTAAGAGCATAATGAACCCTCAAATTTGGCTAGGAGAAACTTTTGCAAAATTAGCAGAATATAAGTTGGAAGATTGATAAAGATTAGTTACATTAAATTAAAAGAAAGAAGTTATGGCAGTTTTAAACCAACTACAAAGTTATGGTGTAGGATTTCAGGTAAAAGTTCTATCAAGTTTATTAAAGCATAGAGAGTTCCTACAAAGCATACACGATATTTTAGAATACGATTACTTCGATAACCCAGCACATAAGTGGATAGTTGAAGAAATACTAAAGTATCACTACAAGTATCATGCAACGCCTACTAAGGAAGCATTATCAGTAGAAGCTAAAAAAATTGATAATGAAGTATTAAGAATATCAATAGGAGAGCAGTTAAAAGAAGCCTATAAAAATTCTAACGAAGATGCTGAATACGTAGAACAGGAGTTTGCAAACTTTTGTAAGAACCAACAACTAAAAAAAGCCCTACTATCGTCAGTAGATTTATTGGAGAAAGGACAGTACGACGATATCAGATACTTAATCGACTCTGCATTGAAGGCTGGAATGGATAAGAACATTGGTCACGAATATGAAAAGGATACAGAAGTAAGATATAGAGAAGAAGAAAGAAGCGCGATTGAAACTCCTTGGAAACATATTAATGAACTACTAATGGGTGGTCTTGGAGCTGGTGATGTAGGCTTAGTGTTTGGAGGTCCAGGAGGTGGAAAGAGCTGGATGCTAACAGCTTTAGGAGCAATGGCCGTGGCTCAAGGTAAAACAGTAGCCCACTACACATTGGAGTTATCAGATTCCTATGTTGGTAGAAGATATGACGCTGCTTTTACTGGCATTGAAGTTCAGGATTTAAACAAGCATAGATTAACAATCGATGAAATTGTAGGTAAAGTACCGGGTAAGTTAATAATCAAGGAATTTAGCATGGGAAAAGCGTCTATTTCAACCATTGAAGCTCATATCCAAAAGATAACAGATTTAGGACATAAACCTGATTTAGTTATTATCGATTATGTGGACTTGCTAAAGTCTAAAAGGAAGTCAATTGATAAGAAAGATGAGATTGACGACATTTATATTTCAACTAAAGGAATGGCTAGAGATCTAAAGATTCCAATTTGGACTGTATCTCAGGTAAACAGAGCAGGAGCTAAGGATGATGTGATTGAAGGAGATAAAGCAGCAGGATCTTATAATAAAATCATGATTGCAGATTTTGCAATGTCCCTATCCAGAAAAAGGCAAGATAAAATAAATGGGACCGGTAGGATACATATCATGAAAAATAGGTATGGATCAGACGGTATGACGTATTCAGCAATAATTAATACCAAAAATGGTAATATTGAAATAAGTACAAATGAGATGGGTGAAGATGAATTTACTACTGAAAGTACGCCAGGTCAACCAAAGTCTGCTCCAGGAACAGGCTTTACAACCACCGAAAAAAATTATTTGCAGCAAAAATTCTTTGAATTAGCGAAATAAGCCTATTTATTACAATAAAAGCGGTCTAATATGAGTATTTTAAGTCTTTACGAAAAGCAAAAATCAGTGCTTACTCCAAACACAACTCCAACTTATGAGGAGGAGGTTTTCGATATGGAAGTAAAAGGTGAAAATGATCTAGTAGCTAGAAACTACGCAGACCCGACTTTTAGACCCCCTTTGACTCAGGATACCTACATTGCTAAGAATTTCGAAAGCAGAAGGTAAAAAACAACAAACATTTTATTAACAGGTTTTGAACCAGACCAAAAAAATAAGCATTTTTGGCCGCTAAACCTATCTAAAAACCTTTAAAAACAAAAAACAGAATGGACATTTCACAGAGCATTTTGAGTGACATTACGGTTCACATGAAATATGCAAAATTCAACCCACAGGTAGAGAGAAGAGAAACTTGGAAAGAATTGGTTGATAGGAATAAGAATATGCATTTAAAAAAGTTTCCTGAACTAAGTGAAGAAATAGAAAATGCTTATAAGTTCGTGTATGATAAAAAGGCTTTACCATCAATGCGTTCTATGCAGTTTGCAGGTAAGCCAATTGAAATTAGTCCAAACCGTGTTTACAACTGTGCTTACTTACCAATAGATGATTGGAGAGCATTTGGTGAAGCAATGTTCTTACTATTGGGTGGAACAGGCGTTGGTTATTCGGTACAAAAGCATCACGTAGATGAGTTACCTGAAATTAGAAAACCAGATTCAAAGAAAAACAGACGCTTCTTAATTGGTGATTCAATTGAAGGATGGGCTGATGCAGTAAAGGTATTAGTTAGATCTTATTTTGAAGGTGGTTCTACAATTACATTTGACTTTTCTGACATTAGACCTAAAGGAGCTGCGTTAATCACTTCAGGCGGTAAAGCACCAGGTCCTCAACCATTGAAAGAATGTTTAATTAAAGTACAAGGTATTTTAGATGGTAAGCAAGATCGTGAGAAGCTAACTCCTATTGAAGTACATGATATCGTTTGTCATATTGCAGACGCAGTATTAGCAGGTGGTATTCGTAGAGCAGCTTTGATTAGTTTATTTAGCGCAGATGATGATCAAATGATCTCAGCTAAGTCAGGTGCTTGGTGGGAACTTAATCCACAAAGAGGCCGTGCTAATAACTCAGCAGTATTGCTTAGAAATAAAGTAACCGAAGAATTCTTTTTTGGTTTATGGGATAAAATTAAAGCAAGTGGTGCAGGTGAACCAGGCATCTACTTTAACAATGATAAAGATTGGGGTACAAACCCTTGTTGCGAAATCGCACTACGTCCATTCCAATTCTGCAACTTATGTGAAGTGAATGTATCAGATGTAGTAGATCAAGATGATCTTAATGCAAGAGTAAAAGCAGCAACTTTTATTGGTACATTACAAGCGTCTTATACTAGCTTCCACTATCTAAGACCGGTATGGCAAAGAACTACTGAAAAAGACGCGTTAATTGGCGTAGGAATGACTGGTATTGGTTCTGGCGTAGCACAGAAGTTAGATCTTAAGCAAGCAGCTAATGCTGTAAAAGAAGAAAATGAAAGAGTAGCTAAGTTATTAGGAATTAATTCTGCAGCTAGATGTACTACAATTAAACCTTCAGGTACTTCATCACTTGCTTTAGGAACTTCATCAGGTATTCACGCTTGGCACAATGATTACTACATCCGTAGAATTAGAGTAGGTAAGAATGAAGCCATTTATACTTACTTATCTATTAATCACCCAGAGCTTGTTGAAGATGAATACTTCCGTCCACATGATACAGCAGTTATTTCTGTACCGCAGAAAGCACCAGAAGGATCTATTTTAAGATACGAATCAGCTCTTGAGCTATTAGAGAGAGTTAAATACTTCTACCAAAACTGGATTAAACCAGGACATAGAACTGGACAGAATACTCACAACATTTCTGCTACCGTTTCAATTAAAGATGATCAGTGGGAAGAAGTTGGAAAGTGGATGTGGGACAATAGAAAATTCTATAACGGACTATCAGTTTTACCTTATGCAGATCACACTTATAAGCAAGCACCTTTTGAAGATTGTACTAAAGAGACATACGAAGAAATGATGCAACACTTACACAGTGTAGATTTATCTAAAGTTGTAGAGTTAGTGGATAATACTGATTTGAAAGGTGAAGCAGCTTGTGCTGGTGGAGCTTGTGAAATTGTATAGACATGAATCACGATAACTTAGTACAAAACATTGTAAATTCCATATACCAATCCGTTAGAAATGGCAGATAAGAAGGATTTTATAAAAGGAATACACTACTATTTGGAGGGAGAAAGGGTCATTTTTACGGCCCTTTTTCACTCTGAAAGGGGTGAATGCTGCGGCAATGGTTGTAGGCACTGTCCTTACACAAAACCATCCACAAAAGGTACTGTAACTTTAGAAGAAAAGTTTGCTCATTTGAAAAAGAAGTAGTAACTTTATCTAATAATTTAAGAATTATGAAAAAAGGTTATGTTTTAATGTTACTATCACTCCTGTTATTAGGTTGTGATAAAGAAGTATCTGTTAATATTGAAGAGCCAATTAAAGAGCCAACAGCTTGGTTTACGATCAACTATCCTAAGGATGCTAACGGTAATTATGTTATCGCCTTTACTGACGAAGATTATCGCAATCGTTGGATACACTTCCTTTTATTCACAGAAGCTACTACATTAAACTTACCAGACTCTCTTTCAAATAGAGCAGTAAAAGTAACGTCTGCATTTTCATCTAATTGTTTTTGGTTAGTAAACCAAAGAGAGTCGGTTGTGATACCTGATTACGTACCTTTCACTGATCCATACCAATCTCCTTATTATACAAAACCAATAAATGCTGGTGGAAATCAGGTTACTTTAAAGGACAGTTATACTGTACACATTTGTTCCGATACAGCAGAGGGTAGGTTATCAAAGTATGATCCAACAAGAGCTTATAAACCGTACAAACCTAAAGAAGGTAATCTATGGGGTAAGACGAGTGTGTTTCCATTATCAATAGCTTTGACTCATAATACAATAAGTATTTATGGTAGAGTTACTTGGGAGATTGAAGGATCGACAAGAAAGTTTGAAAAAATAGATAGTTTAAAAATAATATTTAAGTAATATGGCATACACATCAAGTAAGTTGTTTGACGGTTTTTCAACCGTATTTAGGCAATATTCTGCTACTGACACACATTGTAGCTTTTTACATGGTTACGATGTAGAATTTCGAGTATTCTTTGAAGGAGAATTAGATGGTAGAAATTGGGTATGGGACTTTGGCGGTATGAAAAGAGCTAAAGGTACTATCGATGGTATGAATCCAAAGCAATGGTTAGACTATATGTTTGATCATACAACCTGTGTTGCTGAAACAGATCCTTACCTACCACTCTTTAAGCAAATGGATGATAATAAAATAATCCAGCTAAGAATCTTACCAGCCGTTGGTGCAGAAAAGTTTGCTCAGTATCTTTATGAAAAAATAGGAAAGTTTGTTAATGAGGAAACTGATGGTCGAGTAAAAGTTACACAGGTTGACTTTTATGAGAACCGTAGAAATATGGCAAGCTATTCAAAATAAATTAGTTATGAACGAATTACTACATACAATGGAACACGCACTAGGGTTCTGTGGGGAAAAACATTTAAATTTAATTGGTTTTTTGTTGGAATTTCCAGCATTAAGTCCGATCTTTACTTATATAAAGACATTTTTCAAATAAAACATGGAGGAACTAACCTATGAAGTGTATCAAATCAATCAAACCTCTTAAGAATACAGAGGTAGGAACAATCAATCGCATTGACGATGTAGAAGCAGAAGCTAAAGTTTTATCTGGTTACTGGAAGTATATTCCAAAATCAGAGTGGAAAGCTGTAGTTAAGCCTGCAAAGCAAGTAGAAGCTGTAGTTGCTGTAGAATCAGATGATACTACTATAGCAGAAAAACAATTAAAAAGAAAAAAATCTAAGTAATGAGTACTGTAGATAAGAAGTTTAAAATCGAGTGTAATATAATGAACTACAAAGTTCATGCTAATAGCCCTTACAATGATGGGTGGACACAAGAACTTTACAAAAAGCTATACGAAAAAGAACTAAAAAAACTAAAAAAATATGAGCAAAATAGATCCAAATAAACTACTCATCAGTAGCGACTTCTATACAGTACAGGGTGAAGGTATTTCATCAGGTATTCCATCGTACTTCGTTCGTTTAGGTATTTGTAACCTAACTTGTGGTATGAGTAGAGCATTTACCAACCAATTAATGAAAGATCAAAACTTAGAAGATGGAGAAATCTTTGAAGGTGATCTACATAAAGAAGGTAAAGCTACTTGGACTTGCGATAGTACATCTCAGTGGTTATGGAGAGGTGTAGATCAAGACTTTGATTTTCTAATTAACCGTTGGAAGGAAGAAGGTGTATACGATTACATTAAGGATGGTTCGGTTCACGTTATTTGGACTGGTGGTGAACCAACAATTAAAGGACATCAAGAGTCAATCGTTAACTTTACTAACTATTGGTTAGGTAGATACCTTGATAGAAACGATGTTACTCCGTACTATGAAATTGAAACTAATGGTACAAACGTTATCGACGTTAAGCTATTCAATATGCTTGATCAAATCAACTGCTCACCTAAGTTATCTAATTCAGGTATGACAGAAAAGCAACGTATTGTTCCTGCTGCTATTGAGCGTATTAAATTACATAAGAACTATCAATTCAAGTTTGTTATTAGTACAGAGGATGATGTTAAGGAAATGTTTAGAGACTTCGTAGAACCGTTTAATATACCGCTTAAAAACGTTGTTTGTATGCCAGGCTTAGACGACGCTGCTAACTTTGAAGAAAGAACTCAGTTCTGTTTAGAGATGGCTAAGAAGTATCGCTTCCGTGGTCTTACAAGATTACACATTGCTGCTTGGAATAAAACATTAAACGTATAATATGACTCAAAATGCTTATGTAGAAATAATGCAAGAGAGATTGGATTGGTGTGTCGAAACTGAAAGATATGAAATGGCTGCTCGATTGAGAGATTTAATTGAGTATGAGACTACACAAGATAAGAATGTTAAAACACAGTATTATCTCAATCTTGCTAAGAAATATGCTCCTGATTTCTATGAATCTATAAAGCATAAGTATGAAAATAAGACATTAAACATATAGTATGGAAGTATTAATTATTTGGGGGTATGTTGTAATAGCGATCCTATCAGTATTTGGAGCTATAAATATGATTAGACAAATTAATAAATTAAAATAATATGGCAAAAGATCATTGTGTATTATGCGGTAAAGAAACGCAGTACGATATGGAAACACATATCGATTATAGAGTTGGATACGTTGAAGGAGCTGGTCAATTATGTTTACCTTGCTGGGATGCAGGTAACGATCGTAGTGGATTAGTTATTCCTACGCGTATTATTCGCAATACTCCAAACGATGCTGAATTAGGTTCTAAAGTAAGACAAATTTACAACACAAGCAATGACACAAGCAACAACAGCTGAGAGCTTCTATGAAGCCATAGCACACATTGGAGCGGGTAGCTTATACTATTTGACTCGAAAGAATGGTTCAAAGGAAGAGTATATGTTCGAACCAGTTATACTTGACACTAAGAATAAGGATCTAACTATCAACATCTTAAAAAGAGTTATGTTAGAGCCTAACTTCATCGCTTTCCCAGGTACTCCTGAAGCGTATGCTTTTATGAATGAAGTTGTTGCTGATTCGGAAAATAAGTAGTACTTTTATACCAAATAGATTTAATGACAATTACAGTTACAGAAACTCAAGTATATGTTGGGATAATCATTCTATTGATGATAATTCAAATGTATCAGCATAGAGTTATAAGCAAGTTAGAAAAAGAAACTA